GGTGGCTTCTTGTGGGATTCTATTCTTGCGAGCTCGGCGGCCATGATTGTGCGCTCGTTCTTTTCGGATACTTGGAAGATGTGCGTCCCTTCCATTGAAGAAATGGCTAGTGGTCTTCGCAAGGGAGTTGTCTTGGAAACTGCAAAGGATGTAGCGCGTGCGATAGTCCAGTTTTTCAGTGAGCTTGTGTCGAGGTTGAAAGCGTGTGTGGCAGAGCGTTCGATTCAGCCCTTGTTTGGAAAGACTTGGGATCCAGTGGCGTGGTGTGATGAAACGCGGAATGTCATGATTTACTATACCTTGCTTACCTCTCCGGCCCGCAATGGGAAGGAATCTGCTGATGCTTTTAAGGCAGCACATGCAGCTGGCCTTCCGGTCTGGTGGAATCAAGCGCTGCATCTATCAATGTATATTGATGGACTTCGAGGCCTTATTGGGCGAGGTGAGGAGATTCTTCTTGGGCTTGAGTCGTAGAAGAAGTCAACTTAGATGGTCCGTGTTGTTTTGGAGAATGCAAGGAGATTCTCAGAAACGTTGTAGAATGAGCTTGTTGGTTCTGGAATGCGCGTTGCTCCGTTCGCAATTTTTATGTATGGAGTTGCAGGAACTTGGAAGTCAAATATGGCCGATGTTATTGCGAAAGTGATAGCTGAGGACAATGGATTTGATCCAACGAGTACTGGCTCATACAAGTGGCGGACTGCGGTCAATTTTCAGGATACTTTGACACACCGACAGTGGCACATTGCAATGGATGATATTGACTAGTCAGTTGCTCCTCCACAGGCTGGCATTCCCACTCATTTCCAGACGGTCGTTGACGTCGTGAATAACACTCCACTTCCTGTTGAGAGTGCAGCGGTCGAATTGAAAGGGAAGATTAGGGCTAATCCCCTTTTTGTTACCTACTGTTCGAATTATGCGCATGCTTAGTTGAAAGGAATTTGTCATGATCCGTTGCCATTTCATAGGCGTTTTCCGCTGCGTGTCAAGGTGGTTGCGAAACCTTAGTATGCAAACTCAGCTGGTGAGATGGATTTAGATCGTGCGACGAGTGCTTTCTCCCATGATCTTTGGGATTTGGAAGTTCAGCGTTTTGACACAACTAATTGGAGTGCAGACGCTCCATTTGCAACTATGCCGTATGGTGATCCGATCATCATGTCGTTTCCTGCTTTTTGCGTTCTTCTTAAACGTGAGTTTCGAACTCATATGGAAAGACAGCGCAGTTTGCTTACACGCGCGCTTGCAAGTGGAACAGCGAGGTGCCTGATTTGTGGTCTTCCGACCGATAGGGAATGTGGATGTGTTTCGAGGCCGATGGTTGAGAACCTTCCTTCTTATATTGGGCCTCTTCGCGCAGGTATCAAGGACTCTCGACCAGGTGATGGAGAGGTGTAGCTCCAGGGTTGGTTTCTGAAGAGAAACCTCCCGTAGGAGAGTTACCAGTTTCCTCCGCGACCTTAGGTTCGTCTTGAGACAATTCGCGAAGAGCCTGAATACGCCCCAGACATTCCAGCCCGATGTTTTTACAACTGCATGCGAGCGAAGTCTACTGCCTATGAGGTAATGGCTTATGGGCCTCGTCTTGTGGCGGAAAGGGTCTATTCAGAGCTACGGAGGAAGAGCATGGCGGAGATGGCGAAGATTGGACTAAAATTTTGTGCTGTTGCAGGCGCTGGCATAGCCGTGGTTTCTATCATTGTTAAGCTTGCGCGTCGGCATGAAATGACGTTACAGGGTGACCGGGAAACAGTTCCTTCTTGGCTTGGGACTCCACTGGCGTGGATGCGTCCTGCCGTGAACTTTTCCCCTAGCAATCCGGTTTCGCAGTCCGCAACGTTTGTTTTTGACGAGATGGCTGCAGTCATTCGTGGTTCTTACGTCTACATTGATGGGAAGTCGAAAGCCTTAGGTGTGGTTGTTTCAAATGGCGTGGTCTGCTACCCACAGCATCTTTGTCCCGTTGGCACGATTGGGAGTGTTGTTTATGGAATGAAATAGTTTCCGTTGCGACCTACAGAATTGAATTCTGCGCTTGTTGGAACGAATGAACTTCTTCTCGTGCGAGTCCCTGAGCTTCCTGCTATGAAGGGGTGTGGTCATTTCTTTCCGATGGTTGGCGATGTTTAGGCAACGACTTTCGATGAGGTTCGCTTGATTTACCCAGATCGCGATATTGTCTGCGAGAGGAATTGGATGATGTCGATGCCTAAAGGACCAATTCTGGCGACGAATTATCGTACCCTTCCTGGGGATTGCGGAATCATTTACGCTGGGCGCATTGGGAAGACTTGGTTTGCACGCTCGATGCATTACGGCCTCATTGAGGTTGGTAGTGCCCTGACGTCGCTTAGTGAGCCGTTGACGTAGGTGGCTCTCCGGGCGGCCTCTGCGCGAATGGGAGTTATCTTCCAAGGAGCTGAACACATAGGCTCTTTGTTTTCGAAGGAAGAGGCTCCGAAGTTTTCCGCCTTGCCTGAGAAGTCCGAGTTACGCACTGCGCTGGCGCGTGGAAGTGTTATGATGCCTCTTGGAGAGATGAATCCCCGTCCCTTTGGCTCTACCCCGAAAACGCAAGTTCGTCCGACGATTACTGCCGAGTTCTTTCGTGACTTTGAAGAGGATTGGTGTGGAGAAAGGGGTTATTGGCGTCCTCCAATATTCAAGGGTGAAATGAGGAATGGTGCGTGGTGGTCTCCGTGGCAAGATACTCTCTTGTCTGCGAGGTTGACCACTGGCTTTTCTTTCGAAGTAGCTCTTGTCGCAATTTGTGACTTCGTCTCCGGTGTTTAGTTCCTTGACAGGGAAGGATACCGTGAGTATAGTGAACATGAGGCGATTGTTGGTAAGAAGGAGGACTTCCTTAATCCGATAAATCCGAAAACTTCCGTTGGACCTCCATTTAACCAAAAGAAATTTCTCCACTACGCTCGTGAGGGTGATGTTGCTGGAATGAGTCCTGAAATGGTGAAGCGTGCAGATGCGATTGATGAAGTCCTTGCACGAGGAAACATACCAGTCTTTTTCGCGCGGTGCGTGCTGAAAGATGAAGGGGTAAAACCTGGAAAAGCTGCCCGGGTGTTTACTGTTCTTTCTGCCGCAGGGAACATTGCTCTTCGCCGTCGGTGGCGGGCTATGTTTCTTTTCATGCGGAAGCATCCGCGGTTCTTTGAGAGTCTTGTTGGGGTTGACATGTCAGGAGATGGTGGCGACTTGATCGTCTCCTTTCTCGCATCTGTCTAGCCCTCCCTTGACAAGCTTGATGAGGAAGACGTCGAGAAACTTGACAAGAACTGGTCTCGGAATATTTGGACTCATGTTGCGCTAGCGTGTGGTTTTATTTCTTCCGTTCTCGGCTTGAAAGTTGATGAGGTTGAATCGTTGGTCCTTGCTTTGATGCATACCCATTATGAGCTCAAAGGTGACGTTTTTGAGGCTCCTTGGAATCCGTCTGGACAGGATGGGACAGTGGAGTGTAATGGAATTTGCATGTCGTTCAGTGATCGCTACGTTTACTACCGGGCTCGTCCCGAGTTGGTTTCGTTTCTATTACCTGAATGCGTTGAAGGACGTTAGGCGTTGAGGCGGGGAGAGTTTAAGGGATTTGATCCTGAGAAGTTTCCATATCGTTCAGATCGTGCCTTGTGCACGTATGGCGATGATAAGTTGGCCGCTACAAGGCCGGGTGTCCTCTTTTCGCCTGATCCCTACAAG